AGCATACTTATATCTGGAGTTAATTAACTGGATCGAGAAAAGAAAAAAAACGTTTACAAACATCATGGCGTTTGTAGGCACATTTTATACAATTTACATGATTTTAGTTTTTATTGACAAAATAATAGAAAACCTATGAAAACTATAGAGCAAGAAGATGCCGAAATGTTAGCAGAACAAATTAGAGTTTTGTTAATACGCCAAAAGAAAACACAAATTGAATTGTCAGTTATGGCTGGCGTATCAAAACAAACCGTAAACAACAATTTATGTTTACGTGGAAAAAACACACTAAAAAATTTAGAAAAATATTTATATTTATTAAATAATTAAATATTTTTTTATATATTTGCAAAGTATTAATTTTAAAATCAAATAACAAAATGAATCAAATCGTAGAAGCCAAAAATTATGGCATTGAAGAAAAACAGGCAAATGAATTGTTAGGTAACTTACCAACAATTAAAGCCGAAAGATTAGTTTTAGAAAATCAATACAAAGAAATTATTTCTTTGGATATTGAAGAACCTGAAACAGCAAAAAAAGCCCGAGAATTAAGAATTTTAATTCAAAAAAACAGAACACAAGGAATAAACCAATGGCACAAAGTGACAAAAGATTACTTCTTAAAAGGTGGTCAATTCGTAGATGCGATTAAACGCATGGAAGTGGAAGTAAACGAACGCATGGAAAATCAATTGCAAGACATTGAAAACTACCAAGCAAAAAAAGAAGCCGAAAGAAAAGAAGCGTTAAGGGTTGAACGTTTAGCTATTTTAGAACCTTATGCTGAATTTGTGCCTTTTGGAATTGATTTAAGCAATTTGTCAGATGATGATTTTCAAAAAACTTTAAATGGTGCAAAATTACAACTTGATGCAAAAATTGAAGCCGAACGCATTGCTGAAGAAAAACGTTTAGAAGCTGAAAGATTAGAAGCCGAACGTATTGCAGAAGAAAAAAGAATTGAAGCCGAGCGTATTGAAGCACAACGTTTAGAAAATGAGCGTTTAAAAAAAGAAGCAGAAGCGAGAGAATTAGAATTGCAAAAAGAACGTGCAAAAATCGAATCTGAAAGAAAAAAAGCCGAAGCCGAAGCCGAAAAAATACGAAAAGAAAATGAAGCTAAATTAAAAGCCGAAAGAGAAGCAAAGGCAAAAATTGAAGCCGAATTACAAGCTAAAAAAGATGCTGAAATTAAAGCCGAAAAGGAGCGTTTGGCAAAAATCGAAGCTGAAAGATTAGAAGCCGAAAGATTAGCAAAAGCCCCAATAAAAAATCAATTAAAAGAGTGGCTGAAATCTTTTAATTATGGTCAAGTACCTATTGAAAACGAAACTACAAAAGACATAATTTTAAAGTTTGAGGGTTTAAAAAAATGGGCTGAAAAAGAAATTGAAAAATTATAAAAAACTTGTGCAATATGCTAGTATTTAGTATATTGCACTTAATATTAATTTTAAAACAATAATAATGAGTTTACCTAAAATTCAAGATTTGTACAATGACAAAGTACAAACACAAAAGCAAGATGTTTTCATGACCTTGCTTAATCAAAAACCAGACCCTAAATGGGTAAAAGAACACCCGTTTATTCGAGGTTATAAATACCTGCCTATTGAGAGAGTTGAATATCTTTTGAAAAGTATTTTTAAAAACTACAAAATTGAAATTACAGGTCAAGGTCAATCGTTTAATGGTGTGTGGGTTACGGTTCGCATTCATTATATGCACCCACTTACAGGGGAGTGGTTGTTTCACGATGGAATAGGTGCTATTCAGTTGCAAACAGCAAAAGGCACAAGTCCAGCAGATTTAGCAAATATTAACAATGGCGCATTATCTATGGCATATCCACACGCTAAAACTTTAGCTATAAAAGATGCAGCCGACCACTTTGGGTTATTGTTTGGGTCAGATTTAAACAGAAAGGATTTAATATCTTATTCATTAGATTTAACACTAATCGACATGGATGAAAACCACCCGAATTGGTCAAAAGTTGTCCAAGCAATAAAAGACAAATCCGCAACGTTAGAGCAAGTAAAATCAAAGTATAACTTAACAGAAAGCGCACAAAATGAATTATCTAAACTTTAAAATCAGAGCAAGTGCTGGCGGTAAATTAATGACCGAACCAAGAGCTAAATCTGAAACACTTTCAGAAACAACAAAAAGCTATTTAAAGGAGTGGGCAATTTCGCAAATGTTTGGTGTGAAAAACGAAATTAAATCAAAGTACACCGAGCGAGGTATTCAAGATGAAGATAAAGCAATTGACTTAATGATGAACGTTTTAGATTTGCCTTTCACTATTAAAAATGAGCAATATTTTGAAAATGATTATTTTTGCGGAACGCCTGATTTAATTGTTGGCAATACCGTTTATGATGCTAAATGTGTTTGGTCGGCTTTTACTTTTCCTATTTTTGAAAAGGAATTGCAAAACAAAGACTATTTTTACCAGCTACAAATATATATGCAATTAACGGGTTGTAAAAAAGCCGTTTTAACCTATGTTTTATTGGATAATGATGTAATAGGTCATAAATATGATGTTGAGCCTAAACAACGTATTAAAACGTTTGAATTTGAGTATAATCCAGAAGTTATTGAAAAACTAAAAGAAAAAGTAATTTTATCAAGAGAATTTTTAAAACAATTATAAAATGAGTAGCTTAAACAACATCTACATTAAAGTAGAAACATTAGAAACTTTGCTAAATGTAGTAAAGAAAAAAGGAGATAAAGGGGTGTCAATTGATATATCTTTGTCAGATGAAACGAACCAATACGGGCAGAATTTGACCGCTTATGTAACACAAACAAAAGAGCAAAGAGATGAAAAAAAACCACGTTTTTACATAGGTAATGGCAAGTGTTATTGGACTGACGGAAAAATAACGGTTGCCAAAAAAAACGAAGTACATCAAGCAGTGCCAGTTAATAATACAAACGAATCAGACGATTTGCCTTTTTAAATCTTTATTAAAAACCTTTGTAAATTCAAAGGTTTTTTTTATATTTGCAAAGTCGAAGCATCACCGACAAGGAAAGTTTAACGCTATTTATATAGTGTAACCGAGAAGCCCTTAATTGTAGTGATGCACAATTAGGGGTTTTCTCATTTTATAAATTATGGACAATCAAAAAGTTTTAAAGTTTTTAGAATATTTTTCAGTTATTACTGTTGGCGATGATAAAATACCAAATTTTGCGTGGAAAGACCAACAAAAAAACAAATTAACTCCTACAAAGTTAAATGAAAATTTAAACTATCAAGGTGGTTATAAGTGGACTGATAAGCAAAATATTACACACGAGCGCAAAGCTACAACAGGCTTCGGACTTGTAACTGGTTTTGAATATCTAGAGGTCATGGATATTGATTTGAAAGTTTTTTCTACTGCCCAAGAGCAAAGGGATTTTTGGAATGAATTTTATCAATATTTGGACGATAATATTTTAGATTTTAAAGATAAATTTTGCATAACTAAAACTAAAAATGCAGGTTATCATATTCTTTATAAAACTAAAAGAGTTGAGGGCAATTTGAAGCTTTCAAAATTGAAAAACCACAAAGAAGCACTCATTGAAACAAGAGGGATTGGTGGCTATGTGTTTGCCTATCCCGAAAATGTTATCTCTAATAAAACTTATTTTGAGATAGATTTTATTTCAGACCAAGACCGTGAAATATTATTTTCTTTTGCGAGAATGTATAATTATGTAGAAGAAATCACATTAGAACCTAAAAAAGAAAAAACAGAATTTAAAACTGGAGAGATTACACCGTGGGCAGATTTTAATGATAAAAATAATGTATTAGATATTATTAGCAATGATTTTAGTGTGGTTGCTAATCATAACAAGAAAATAGTTATAAAAAGGCACGGTGCAAAAAGTCCGCATTCTGGATACATATTCAAAGATAGTAAATGTATGTTTCTTTTTTCAACTGGCACAATTTACCCGCATGAAAAACTAATTACGCCATTTATTGCATACACATTTAAAAATTTTAACGGAGATTTTCAATTGTCAGCAAGTCAACTTTATAAAGATGGTTATGGATCAAGAATTGAAAAAAAACAAACAGAAAAATTAGAAAAAATAAAAGACGTAGAAAAATACGAAATTAAAAACATTGACTTTCCAATAGATATATTTCCGAAGCCTATACAATCTTATATATTAGAATGCGCTTCTACATTAAACTCAAATATTGATTATATGGGTTGCAGTTTAATGTGGTTAATATCGGTTTGTGTTGGCAATAGTTTTCATGTTAAAGTTAAAAACGGCTGGAACGAAAATGGCGTTTTATGGCTTTCGTTGGTTGGTGGTGCTGGTATAGGTAAAACACCCTCGATAAACAATATTATACACCCTTTGCAAAAAATAAATCAAAAAGAAATTAAAAAATATTACAAAAAATTAGACGAATACGAAAATTTCATGAAGTTGTCAGCAAGTCAAAAAAAGGCAGTTATTGAAATTTTCAAACCTATTAAAACACAATTCATTGCAAATGATATTACACTTGAAGCATTAGTTGATTTGCATCAAGAGAGCGACAATGCGGTTGGTGTATTTAAAGACGAGTTGGCGGGCTGGCTTAAAGACATGAATAAATATCGAGCAGGTTCTGATTTGGAATTTTGGCTTTCATGCTGGAGCGGAAAAAGTGTAAACTTAAACAGGATGACACGCAAAGGTTCGTATGTAGACAAACCTTTTATTCCAGTTTTAGGTGGTATTCAACCAACAATTTTAAACTATTTTTACACTGAAGAGAATAAAGATAATGGTTTTATGGATAGAATGTTATTAAGCTATCCAAATGCAATTGTAGAAGCATATAATGAGAATGAGTTAGATTATGATACTTATAGCTGGTATCAAGACCATATTATAGGATTTCATCAGACGATGAAAAAAATAATTGACCGAGATAATGAAGATAACATAAAACCAAGAGAGGTTGTTTTTTCAATTGATGCTAAAAAAGAATGGATTCGAATATTTAACGAAATTACAACTATTCAAAATTCAGACAATGAGAATGAATATTTGAAAAGTATGTATCCAAAACAAAAATCATACATACCAAGATTTGCATTATTAATACATTTGTTTAACGATTATTCTGAAAACATAGGAGCGCATGAGATTAGCAAAGAAAGTATCTTAAAAGCGGAAAAATTAAGCAAGTATTTTGTTGAAACAGCCAAAAAAGTAAAGATTAATCAAGTTGAGGTTAAAGAACTACAAACGACTATTAAAGCTGGAAAAACAAATGCTGAAAAATTAAAGCTAATTTTTGAAGAAAATCCAGACTTTAATAGGTCAAAAACTGCGGAATTATTGGGGATTTCAAGAATGCAAGTTGGTAGATTATTAAAACAAATAACAGAAAAATAAAATGTTACACGTTACACCTATGTTACACCTAAAAAATCAATGTTTATTGGGCTTTACAAACAAAAGTGTAACATGTTACAGGTTACACCCGAAAAAAAATAAAAAAGTAAAAATAAATTTTTTTTTCAACAAGTGTAACGTAGGTTACAGGTTACACCTAAAAATGGCTTTAAACCCTTATAAAATATAGAAAAACAGGTGTAACATAGGGTGTAACGTAGGTTACACATGTTACACCAAAAATTTAAACAATGATACAATTAAGACCATATCAACAAAAAACTATTCAATCATTAAGAAATAGCATGAAAAAAGGAAATAAACGCCTTATTTTATGCTTACCAACTGGTGGTGGAAAAACAGTTGTATTCTCATACATGATTAGCCGAGCATTAGAAAAAGGTAACAAATGCTTAATATTAACGCATAGAACAGAATTATTAACCCAAGCTGGAGGTACTT